CGAGATCACGTTCACCTCTGGCGAGGTGCCTCGAATCGTTTTCAACCGGACCTATATCTACGTTGAGCCAACCAACGTTGCCAACGTCACGCCAACGATCAGCAACCAGGCGGCGCCGGTTGTGTTCGATGCCGCCAACACCGCTACCGCCACCATTGGCGGCCTGGCGGTGTGCGTGCAGTCAATGACTTTGACTTTGGAGCCTGAGCTGTTCTTCCGGGATTATGCCGGCTGCAGCAAAGAGGTTCAGATCGTGAACCACGTCGTCAGTGGCACGATCACCATTGTGCGCCCGGCTGACCTGGCCGCGTTCAACCCCTACGCGCTCTGCACCAACGGCACCCGCCAGGCCATCACGCTCACTCATGGCACCGCCGCCGGCAACAGGGTGATTCCGACGATCCCCTATGCCGTGTTTGGGGCACCCACTGAGGTGAACCTGGACGGCACGTATGGCCTGGAGCTGCCGTTCGTGGCGAAGAACAGCGCCCCCGGCGCCACTGACTCCATGACCCTGGCATTTACCTGAGCCCAGCCGCTCGGGCTGGCGATTCTGATCCTTCACCGCAACACCACCCCATGGGATTTAAACTTTCCGGTGCCACTAGCTACGAATGGAAAGTGGCTGGCAAATTGGCAAACGAAAGCTATAGCTTTACTGCTGAGTTTGCCTTTCTCGATCAGGAGCGGATTGATTACCTGCTAGTGGCATCAGCAAAGCGAACAGCACTTCTGAAGCGCGGCGAGGATGACCCTGAACTGGAGGACATCAACCATCGAACCATTGCGGCCGAGGTGCTGGTGGGGTGGGCTGGCGTGACTGATGACGATGGCGATCCGGTGGACTTCACCGCCGCATCAGCCGATAAGTTCCTGAGAATTCAGGGGGTAGCCAATGCCGTGTGTGACGCCTGGGCCGAGAGCTTGGAGGGAGCCAAGCGGGGAAACTCCAAGGCGCCGCGCGGCATTGGCTGAGCGGCGCAAAGCCAGTCGATACAGAGCGGCTGAGGCAAGAGGCCGAGGGGCTGGGCTTGACCGCTGAGGCCGTGGCCGAGCTGCTCGGATCGCAGGCGCCCGAGCACTTTGAAGTCTGGCCTGAGAACTGGGCCGCCTTGGATCTGTTCCTGCGTTGCCAGACGCAGTGGCGCACCGACAACGGCCACCGCACCGGCTTGATCTATTCCGAGCTGATCGCCATCGGCAGCCTATATTCAGTGAAGAACCTGGGCCAAGTCGTGGAAGACGTGCAGGTGATCGAGGCCGAGATCCTGAATCAGGGGGCGAACTGATGGCCATGAACATGGATGCCCTGCTGAGGATCGCCGCCAAGGTCACCGGCGGCGAGCAGATCACGGCGCTGCAGAGAGGGTTTAAGCAGGTGGAGGGGGCCGCGCAGACACTCACCAACAGGATCGGCCCGCTGGGGGGGGCCTTGGGCGCATTGGCGCCGGTGGCCACCGTGGGCGGCCTGGCGGCGTTGGTAAGCAGAACGATTGATGCAGGCGACAAATTCAACGACCTCAGCCAGCGCACCGGCGTGACCGTGGAATCCCTGGCCCGATTCAACAAAGCAGCTGCCACCAGCGGCACCGATATCGACAGCGTGGCCAGGGCGCTTAGCAGGCTTAGTAAGGGCATGTACGAAGCCGCTGAGACCGGCAAGGGTCCCACAGCTGATGCCTTGAGGACGCTGGGGGTGAGCGCTAAGGATGCAGCCGGCAACCTGAAGACCGCCGATCAGGTGACATTGGAAATTGCCAATAAGTTCAAGACCATGCCCGACGGCGTGGAGAAAACAGCCCTGGCAATGCAGCTTTTTGGCAAAGCAGGAGCCGAAATGATCCCGATGCTTAACGAAGGCGGCGCGGCGATTGAATCCTTAAGCGTAAAGATGACCGGCGCCTTTGCAGAAAAAGCCGACGAATATAACGACAAGCTGGCCATGTTGGGCGGCAAGGTTGGCGCCTTGGCGACTGGGATCACCGTGGCATTGCTGCCGGCGCTTGACGCCATTGTAACTGTGCTCACGACGGTGGTTGACAGTTTTGCTGGCTTGCCCGATCCCATTCAGGCAACCGTCGGCGGCTTGGCATTGTTGGCGATCGGCTTTACAGTTTTGATTCCTTTAGTCAACACAGCGGTTGCGATATTGACCGTTTTTAAGGGGTTGGCGATTGGTACCGCCATCACCAGCTGGCTTGGCACACTGGGGCCACTGCTCGCGGGGCTGGGCGCGTTTACGACCGCCATTGTTGGCTGGCCGCTGGCGATTGCTGCCGCCTTGGCGGCTGTGGGTGTGCTGATCTATGCCTTCCGCGATGACATTGGCAAGGTGGTTAGCGCCATTGGCGAGACCATCTACAACGCCGTGGACACAGTGAACAAAACCATTCGGACCGGCATTACCGCGATCTGGAATTGGGCAAGCTCTGCTGTGAGCAATGTGGCCAACGCATTGGCCAAGCCATTCGAGATAGCCGCCAACACCATCAGAAGCGTGTTTCGCAGCGTGCTTCAGTTTGTAGCCGACAGAGTAAACATTGCTGCAGCGCTGATTAATAACATTATCGATGGATACAACAGGATCCCTGCCCTGCCCGACCTACCACGGATTCCGATAGTTCAAGTCCCCAGCTTCGAAGGTGGCGGCTACACCGGCAACGCCCCGCGCTCCGGAGGTCTCGACGGCAAGGGCGGATTCGCCGCGATCTTGCACCCCCGCGAAACGGTGATCGACCACACAAGGGCCGGCGGCGTCCGGGGGAGCTCCACCCCCACCAATATCACGATCCCCATCCAGACCGGCCCCGTCTACCAGCTGCCCGACGGCACCGACACGGTGAGCATGCAGGATTTCCAGGCCGGCATGCAGGCCCTGGCATCCGGGATTCTGGGCCAGCTCGGCACCCCTGCCGGCCGCATGGCGCTGCGGGGTGCCTGAGCATGAGCACCGCGCAAGCTGCATTCCTGGAGCTGGGCGATGGGTTTGGCACCACCTTCGCTCGATGGCAGTCCTATGCGATCGATCAGATCGTGAGCTGGGATTCCCAATCCTGGACCTATCAGCAGCTGGACTGGGCAGGCATCACCTCAGGCCAAGCCGTGGGCGATCAGGCCAGCATCACCCTGCCGGCGGTGCCATCGGTTCTTCAGCTGACCGAGCGGGCCAGGGCGGGCGCCTGGGTGGCCACGCTGCGGGTGATCCAATGGGATGAAGAGCTGAGCTCCACTCCGCCAGCCAGCGGCTATGTCCTGGCGGCCAGCTGCGTTGGCCAGGTGATCGGGGCCGGCGGCAGCCTGACGCAGATCGCCTGGAAGCTGGGCTCTGCCTTGTCGCCGATCGGTGCGCAGTTCCCGCCGCGCACGGCCATCACGGCGCTGGTTGGGGTGCCCTGCCGGCTATGACGACTTTCAGCGTTAAGGGCAGCGACACAAACCTAAACGACCCCAAAACCGGAAAGCCCTTCAATAGGCCTAAATTGACGTCGACTGGGGCGATCTCCACAGGTGCCGGCATTGCCAAGGCAGCAATCCCGGCCGCTGCTGCTGCTCAATCTGGGGACCTTCCACCGCCTGCCAACGCAGCTGCCGCCGCTGGCAACTCACCACTGATCGTGCCCCAGACCGCCATGGCGGTCGGTGAGCCCATCCCTGTGATCTGGGGCCGGCGCCGCGGCAACGTCGGCGGCGTGTTGGTGTTCCCCGGGGCGACGGAGGCCAGATTCGAGAACACGGCCACGACGGTCACCAGCCGCTATCACATGGTGATCGGCGAGGGTCGCATCCCGGACATTCAGCGGCGGGACGTGCGCTGTGGGGAATGCCGGATTGGCACGTTCAGCCAGAACGAATCCACTCGGGCCGGATCATGGGCCCCCGGCAACTTCGCCACCGCGCAGACCGCTTACACCGTGCCGACCTTCCCCACCTTCACCGGCGGCGGCGGCAACTACCAGGGCCTGTCCACCTTCGAGGCCGGGGCCACGTTCACCGGTGGATCTGACGACTGGCGTACCGCATGGAATGTGTTCCTGAGGGGCGGCACGATTGTGGA